AGGCTGGAACGCGAATTTCTCGAATGCACTCTTTGAATATCGCCTCGTCAAAGTCTTGTAGGCCGAGTACCGAGATTGTCACAGCCATCAGCGTATCTTCGGGAATCTGCTTGGCGTGGCAATGTGCCTTGCCCAACCGCAGGTATGTGGCGCATTGCCACGAAACCTTCCCCAGCGTCGTTTTGCGGTGGTATGCTTTACCGCATTGTCCGCAGACGATCTTGCTCGTGAAGGCACTGTACTCGGGCGCGGTGCGAGAGATTCCGTTCGCCAGCCGGTTACGCTCTATCAGCGCGAGGGCCTGCTGGGATTCCCCCGGTGTGATGATAGGGGGATGCGTTCCCTCTGCGTAATATTTCGGAAGCTGCCCGTGGTTCAATTTCTCAGTTTTGCTGAGATGATCGGCCACATACTTCTTCTGGAGCAGCGCGTTACCGGCGTATTTTTCGTTTTTTAGAAGGTCGAGTACGCGCTTAGGCGTCCATACTCCGCCACGGTAGCAGGGCACATTATCCGCTCTCAGGCGTTTGGCAATCTCCGCTGTGCCGATCCCATGAAGAAAATCTTTGAAAATGCTTCGAACTACTTCGGCCTGCTCTGGAACGATTTCTATGCAGCCGCGCGCAATGCGATAGCCATACATGAACCGCCAGTTGACCAGTTCACCCGCCTCGAAGCGCTTGCGGATGCGCCACTTGCAGTTTTCCGATACCGAACGGCTTTCTTCCTGCGCGTAAGAAGCGAGGATGGAAAGCATCAGCTCACCCGCCCCGCTAATGGAATGAATATTCTGCTCCTCGAAGTAAACGTCCACGCCCAACGCTTTCAGCTCACGCACCGTTTCCAGCAGCGTCACCGTATTGCGGGCAAACCGGCTGATGCTCTTGGTAATCACCATGTCGATCTTCCCTGCCCGGCAGTCGGCCAGCAGACGTTGGAATTCCGGTCGCTCGGCCTTCGTGCCGGTGAGCGCCTTGTCTGCATACACGCCCGCGTAGCGCCAGCCCAAATGCTTTTGAATGTGGCTGCTGTAATGGCTGACCTGCGCGGACAGCGAGTGCAGCATGGAATCCTTGTCCAGCGACACTCGCGCGTAGGCCGCGACATTCAAAAGGCGTGGCGGCATCGGCAGCGCCGGGTTCAATTTTCGTATGATTCGGGCCATTATCAACCCCTCCTTTCGTCTGTCAGTGTTATAGGAAGGGTCGCGGAAAGACAAGGCTTTTCGTATCGAAAGAGAGGTTGAAATTTTTCGGCGAACTTTGTCTCAAGCGCCGAGTAATCGCCTTCGTCAATGATGCCGCCACGCAGCATATCGTTGACCACGGCAAGCGCCGCCAGATACTGCTTGTCACATTCAATGCGCGTGCTTTTCATGGCGGCCCTCCTTCCCGTAGCGCTCCACGATGTAGCATCCGTGGGAGCAATATTTCCGATGGCTGGAAGGATAGCTGAGAAATTCGCGCTGGCAGCCGCAGCAGCGCTTGGCCACGGCATTGCGATTCGTGAGCACCCGATGCGCATAGCTCCAAGCATAGCGGCAGGCGTCCGAACAAAACCGGCGCGGCTTGCCCCGATCACGGAGCATCACAGGCTTCCCGCAGCGTGGGCAAACGGCCTTGTCCGGCATGTACGGCACATTTGCCCTGCGGCAGAAGGATTTGACGGTGTTTTCCGAAACGCCGAGCGCGCAGGCGATTTGGCCATAGCTCTTGCCATTCTCCCGCATCCGGCGCATGTTGTCCCTTTGAGATGAAGTCATGCGTCCCTCCAAGAATCGGCCAAGGGCCGAGATTGGCGTGCATTCATGCGCATTGACTTCTTGAAGGTTTGTTTTCATGAATTTGTGTAATTGTGTAGCGGAGAAAAAGGGCCTCAGGCGATTGAAACGCCTGAGGCCCTTGGATTCCCGGTCTTATGTAGGGCAGTTACTCGTCCGTTCCTGCTTCGTCCTCGAAAGCATCTTCTGTTTCCCGTAGGTAGTCCGAGATGATTTGCCGCATCTTGTCCACATAGGCGGCGCGCCAATCGGTATAGTTGCCTTCTTTGACGCTCCATATCTCCACATCGCATAGAGCGACCGCATCCAAAAAGGAGAAGGCTTCAGGGGCATTTCGGGAAATCCGAGAGCCGGAATGCAGGATCAGCGCGTCGAAGCGACGTTGGCCAGCCAGTTTGAGCAATAGATCAAGGCTGACCCGCTGGGAAACACGGCCTGCCACGCCGCGCTCCACGATGATCTCCGAAACGTTATACCCGTGTTCCTCCGCGAAAGCTTTGCACGCGCGCTGCTGGCATTGGATCGCATGGTCGTTAGGGCTGGCACATCTGACGTAAATAAGGGCTTGTTTCATGATGGATTCCTCCCTTTGTGATTTTATGTTTTCCGCCTCCAGCTTCCTCTGAAACACCCTGAAAGACAAGGCTTTACGCGGTCTTTCAGTTATAGAAAAAGCTAGGCGATTCTTATCTTAATCGCCTAGCTTTTCATGGTCAGGCCATCTACTTTCGGAGCTCTGCGCGGGTGATCGGGCCGACGATGCCGTCCGCCTCGATCTTGCGAGCAGCTTGGAAAGCGGTCACGCCCGCAGCGGATTTCGGGCCATATACGCCGTCCGCTTTGCCGGGATCGAAGCCCAGCTCCGTCAGGCGCGCTTGAACCGCCAGCACATCGTCGCCTTTGAGCATCGTGCGGCCTTTGCGGTAACGCAGTAGGCGAGAGCCAAAGTCGTACTTGGACGCATCGCCCGGCGTTTCCGGTTTCTCCGGCGCATTCGGATTCTCCGGGGTTTCAGGTGCGGCGACCGCGCCGTACTGAATGAAGGGGAGCTTGTACCAGTGCGTCCAACCGCGACCGGCGACCTTGGATTTGACACAACCGTAGGCGTAGCCCTTCCATTCGACCGCGTAGCCGTTGCCGATGTAATACCCCACGTGGCCGTCCTTGTGGAGCGCGAGGCCGACAATCTCCGGCAAGGTGCCAATCGCGCCCCAATCCATACCCTTCTGCTTTGCATAGGTGAACATAGAGTTGGCTCCCTTGTCCGGGCAGCCGTTCGAGCCGTACTTGCTCGTGAAGGTCTTGTCGGTGCCAATGCTCTCCAGAACGCCGATGCCACCGCCCGTCCATGCGTAGCCCTTCGCGCCGCCGATACAGTCGGCGCAGACCTTCTTCGCGGCGATGTCCTGCTTGTAGCGCGCGGTGCGGCTGGAACCATAGTGCGACGGATACTGCACGGCCTTGCGGGAACGGAGGCTCTCGGTGCATTTGTAAATTACCGTTCCGTACCAGTAGGGTTGACCCAGCATCTTTTCACAGAACGCGGCAAAGTGCTCGTTGGTAAAGGGGATGTTTCTCCGATCAGACATTTTCATATCCTCCAATCAAATAGGGCGACGGCTTATTCGTCATCGCCCGCGTCGGTCGTGCTTTCCTTGTCATCGCGGTTGTGGAGCTGCGCCAGAATGTCTTTGAGCTTATCCGGCACAGGCAATCCGAGGTGCGCGGCGTTTTCGAGCATGGAAACGCCTTCGTTCGAGAGGTAGAAGCAAATGACTGCGCTGCGCAGCGCGCCGCCCGTACCTACAACGTGCATATCCACGACATGCCCCACGCCCACGAGAGCGATAATGAGCATTTTGCGGAACAGCCCCTTGAAGCCTACCGCGCTGGACAGCTTCTTATCGACAATGCCGCACATCACACCGGTGATGTAGTCCAACGCCATAAAAACCAGCAGCGTAATGAGCAGGCCGTCCGCACCGCCCACGAAGTACCCGATCCAGCCGCCGATGGCGGCGAACGCCATCTGCGCCTTGGCCCACACCAGATCAATCGTAAAGTCCCTCATAAATCCTCCTGTGAATTTTGATATAGAAAAACCACCTTCGCGTGGAAGGTGGCTGTTCCCGAGAGGTCAGACCCGAATCCATGTACCGCCAGAATTGTACCAGGGCACACACTGAACCCATGTGGAGCCGTTGCGATACCAGACCGCGCACTGAACCCATGTGGAGCCATTGCGATGCGAAGGGCGCTGCGGAGGTTGCCGGAGCGCGGCTTTGGATCGGTGCTGGCGTTTTGGATCATCTGCTCCAGCACGGGCTGCGCGGCGGCTTCAAGAATCCGGTTGGTTGTCGCGCTGTCGCCTCCGTCTGCACGGAGCAGGTCGGCCATGCGCGAGATATCATTGCGCAATTCATCGCCGCCCTTGAATTCCAGGCTCATGGAGATTCCTCCGTTTGGCCTTCGCCCTCGGGCCGAATGATCCATGTCCAGGCGACGAGCGTCTGCCGGGCATCGGCATTGTAAGAATCGGATTCCTCCAGCAGCGCAAAGCCCGCCTGCCGCATGACGGCGCGGACGGATGCAATGGCCACCGTGGGATCATGGGCGCTCCACAGGTTCAGATAGACGTACACGCGATAGCGCCGGAATGCATCGTCCCAATGCTCGTCCTCGCGCGTCATGGTAGTATACACGAGATACTGATCCGGCGCGGTGGGCTGCGCGGCGGTGGGCTTCCATGCGCCCGCGAAGGCCGGGATGCCTATGGGCCGAAGGGCGTCCTGCACAATCTTCATCCGCCCACCTCCCTCGTGGCCGTCGTGGTCAGCTTGAGATAGCGGCGCTTGAAGTCGTATTCGCCGAGCTTCGTAATGGTCTGCTTCTCGCCGTTCCACAGCACCCACATGCCGGGCAGGATGTCCCCGCGCCAGCGGATGGCGAAGCATAGCCCGCGCTCTGCGGTTTCAGCTTGGCCGACAAACTCGATCACGGCGCGCCGGGAGGAATCGTCCTCCACGGCGGCCCATGCCCGGCAAACGATCTCGTCCGTTTCCTCAGGATAGCCGTTCTCGTTGATGGCGTTCACCGTGCGCCCGATCTCGACCATATGCCGGAGCTGGCCCGGATGCGGAATATTGCGCTGCATGGGCCTACCTCCTTAAAACATTTGTTCAATGGCGCGGTGTGGGTACAAAAGCGCACGGAACGCGGCGGTCATGACGTTGTAGCCGCTCTTTTCGCTGCTGTCCCGGCACTCGTAAAAGAACGAGGCCATGAGCAGCATGGCAAGCCGCACGGCCTGCGGCGCGCTCGCGTCGAAGGCCGTGCGGCAGAAATCCTCGGCGGCTGCCTGCGCCTGCATGAGCAGGGACGCAAGCAGCGTATCTTCTTCGTCGTGCTGAATGCGCAGCTGCGCTTTCAGCTCGGGGACGGTAACGGTCATTCCGGCATCGCCTCAGTTTCCATGAGGCCAGCGGCGCGGAGGGCACCCAGCAGGGCGTTGAAATCCTCGCGGAGCGCGGCGACGGTCGAGGCGTGGCTGTCGGGCAGGTAAGCTGCCTTGGGCAACGTAAGCGCCTCGTTTAGTCCTTCGACCGTTGCGCCGGGCAGGAAGGTCAGCTTTCCACCGATGACGGTTTCCCGTCCGCCGTGGGCGGTATAGTTCCGGGTCTGGTAATCGTCCATCTTGCGGCCTCCCTTTCATCAGGCGTTCTTCTGCGCCATCACCTTCACGGCCTCGGGCAAAATCAGTTTGCCGTCCACACGCTCGGAGGACAGGAAGCCCACCTGACCGGTCGGCGCGTACAATTCGTTGAGCCGCTTGAACGAGCGGCCCGCGCGGTCGGCCACCCAATAGAAGGACAGGTCGCCGAACACGATGGTCTTGGCGCTGGCCGCGATGGTCGGCATATACGCCGAGGTGTATACGGGGCGGTTGAGCAGGGTGTCCGGAGTACCCGCCGTGACGGAAGGCTGCCAAAGGTAGTCCCCGCTGCCGTTCTTGAGCTTTCGCAGGGCCTTTACCGTCGCGTCGTTCATCATGAATACGGCGTGGCGGCGGTAGGGCGCACGAAGCGAATAGAAAAGATCCATCACCTCGTCCATCGTGATCGCGGTGGCGCTGGCGGCGGTCACGCCGGTTTCCGCGCCGCCCGAAGCGGCCAGCAGGCCGAGCGGCTTGCCGCTGCCGTTGCCGGTGAAAAACGCTTCTTCCTCGGCAGCGCCGATGCGCCGCGCGAACTCGCGGGCGATGTAGCCCGCCATGTCGAACGCACTGTCGTTCAGTAATTCCTCGCTGATCTTAATCATGGTCGCCAGCTTGTACGCGCCGAGCGTCACCTGACCAAAGGTATCGTCGGATTCGGGGTAAGCTGCCGCCTCGTCAATCCACGCCGCGTTGCCCTTCGAGGCGACCACGGGAATCTTCCGGTCGCCGGAGGTCGTGGTGATCACGTTGGCAAACTGGCGGAAGATGTTCTGGTCGAGCAAGGCTTCGATCAGCGTCCGGTGGAACTCGTCGGGCACGAGGAAACCACCCTCCGAATCCGCCCCGATCTTGAGGGCGTTGTAAATCTCATGCGGCACCGACTTGTCGCGCATGACGCGCCAGAAGGCGGACTTGTATTCATTGCTGGCCCTGCCGGACTTGGCCTCGTCAGCGGGCGTGCCGGGTTTGTCGGTCAGCGGCGCGGCGGTGGGCTTGGCAAGCTCACCATCCAGCACGGCCTGCCGCTCGAGGCGCTCGACCTCCTTGCCGAGGGCAACAACGTCCGCCTCCATCTTGTCATAGACGGCGGCATCCTCGGCGGTCAGCATCCCGTCGTTGCCACGCTTGGCATCCAGAAAGGCTTTCGCGGCGTCCCACGCCGCAGCGCGCTTTTGGCGCAATTCAAGAACCTTGTTCACAAATACCTCCAAAATTTAAGACCGCGCGTGGCGGTCTGATGCTTTGGATTCCTGCAAACTTGCATTCTTGCTTTCTTGTTTTCGTGTAGCGTTTCTTCTATTTATTTAATCAGCGCAAGCCGGGAGGCCAGCGCGTCCGCGCTCACGCGGGGCTTTTCGGGCGGCAGCTTCGCCTTCACTTTGTCCAGCAGGCTATTGGTGATGGCCCTGCGAGAGAAGGAAAAGCTGTTTTCCGGCGCTTCTGTCGATACGGCATCCTTGAAAAGAATCTCGTCGCAGAAGCCCAACTCCAGCGCCTTGTTCGCGTTCATCCACGTTTCGGCGTCCATCAGGTGGGACAGCTTCGCGCGGGACATTCCGGTCTTGATCTCGTAGGCGTTGACGATGCTCTCCTTGTACTCGTCCAGCATCTGGATCGCCTTGCGCATTTCCTCGCTGTCCCCAATGGCGACGGTGAGGGGGTTATGGATCATCATGGTGGCAACGGGCGACATGCAGACGCGCGTTCCCGCCATAGCGATGACGGAGGCGGCGCTGGCCGCGATGCCGTCGATCTTGACCACCACGTCGCCGGGATACTCCATGAGCATGTTGTAGATTTGTGCCGCCGCGACGCAATCGCCGCCCGGACTATTGATCCAGACGGTGATGGGGCCGGAACCGGCCACGAGATCAGCCTTGAAGGCGGCGGGGGTTACATCGTCGGAATACCAGCTTTTCTCGGCAATCACGCCTTCA